AGGTGCTATTTTGGTCGGTTTTGCAAGTAGTGCAAATAATCTGGTCAAGAGAATTGGCGGAGACATTCCAGTTAACATTAATACCAGAGCTTTTAGTAGCAGAAGCGAAACGAGCATTTAAATAAGAATAGAAACCAACATTAAGACCAGAAGAGGCTAATTTAGAAGCTTTAAGAGAATAATATTCATCGCTAGCAAATGAAATGACATCGCAAGTAGCATAAATATTATCTAAAGTAAAAGAACCTCCTGCGAGTGTTTGTGAGGTGGCATTAATGGTCGCTGGAAGGACATATTGAGTTGCAAATTGAATCTGTAAGAAAACATCGCCCAAATCAGAAGTATCTAGGCAAGAAGGTACGCAGCTTCCAAGGAACCCCAACCAATGAGTAATAGCGCCGTCTATTTTAGAAGGAGCTGTAGCACCTGATTTAGTCCAATTATCACCAGCTAAAACAACATCAGAAGATGAAGTAGGGTCAGCTGATGTGAATTTTAGAGATGGGTCAAAAAATTCACACACATTACGCTTTGAGAATTGGTCAAAAGAAGAACCTTCTAAATCCATAAGTGTATTATATAAAAAATTATAACCGGGAAGTATATCAATGGTATTACCATTAATAATAATAGAAATTCGTTCAATTAGCGAAGAAGAATAACGAGGATGTAAAAAAGTACCAGTAGTGCCTGAAGTAGTAAATTGGTAAAAGAAGTTAAAAGTTCGTAAATCAACAATTGAAGAATTAGGCAATTTAATGGTTACAATATCATTAGGAGCGATACCAGTTGTTCGGTCTGGTGTCATTTTAACACCAATACGGCTCATATTTCCGACTAATGAGCGAATACGATATGAAAGTGAAGTAGGGAAAGAACTAGTAATATCCCCCATTGTTATCTAATAATATGATAAGATTATTATTTTAGAGCAGAAAAAGAATTAAATTTTGGTTAAAATGTGGTTATATTGTTTTTTTATTAATAACATTTAATTATTATTAAGAAATTAAATATTAGGTTTTTCCGGAATAATATAATTATTAATTGTAAAGTCTCGCAACGCCTGCCGCCATTGTTTAATCAATTCTAAATTCTCAGGAGTTATTGGGAAGTCCGAAAGCATATATTTATCGCTTTCGGCTAATAATCTGTTTCGAGTAAATATTAAACTTAATCTTTTTATTTCAGGGTCTTCTCCGATTATTTGTTTTTCTTCTTCCATTATTATAATAATGATATTATTTATCCTGAAATTTTAATATGAAAATTACCACCATAAACAGCATTATTTACAGTTATTCGAAGTGCGTTTTGACCAGTTGAACCCCAAATATCATAAACATCTATTTGATTTGCTCCAGTTGGACTGCGATAATCGCAAACAATTGCATAGAAAGAACCACCACCAGATAAAAAGGCTCTGCCAAACCAAACAGCAGATAGGCCTAGACACTGTATAGCAATACACAAATAAGAATTAATACCTCCTAAATCTTGCCAAAAACCATTTGTCATCCAATACCAACCTCCCGAATTATATCCATAAAAAGATGCTTGATAACTTAAAGTTTCCCCCCAATTATAATAATGTCTTGACCTTGTTAAACCAGTAATATTTACATTCCCATTATAATCAATATTCATTCGTGAATTTGCTAATGAAGCATTATAAGTAGTGCTATTATCACCTGTATTATCTAAACAAAAATGTAATTTTGACCTACTCCAACTATTCTGCCCTTCTGCAATAATAGCACATTTTAAAGCAGAACTCGGAGTATATGGCGTTCCTAAATATATAATTGCTTTGTCTCCTTCACTTGATGATTTAATATTTAAATATGGAGTAGCAGCATTAATCATTACATTTCCATATATATCAGTATTGCCGTCATTTTTCATTATCATAATTGCTCCATATGATTGTGCCGCTGATTTCATAAAATAATGAGCATATGTATTAGCATCATTACCACAAGAATAATATGAAATTGAATTAGAGCCGTAATAAGTCCTATAAACGCCGTCGCGTGACATATTCCAATTTCCAGTTGTGAAAGTCACAACATCTTCAAATCTTGCTTTTCCATTAACATATAATTTAGTGCTTGCGTAAGTAGTATTACCGAAAGCAGCATTTCCGTCTTTATCCATAATAAATGATGTGAATTGCGCATTAGTATCTGCACCACTTAATTTTTGTTTAATTTGAAAAGTGCAACCATAAGAACCATCATCAGTAGCACTTAAAGAACAATTCGGCGCGTTTGTTGTATTATTATAAGTGGTTAAATTTAATGTTGATGATGCACCGCTTCCGCCTTGTGCCATTACCGTAAGTACTGGATTTGTGCCTTTTATATGTAATAATGAAGCAGCATTATCAGTTCCTATACCTACATTTCCATATCGCATAAAAACAACCCTGTTCGAAAATGTCCCACCCTCATTATTAAAAAAACTTAAATTATATCCTCCAGTTTTTATTTGCCAAGCTGCATTAACTATATCTGTTAAATTTAATATAACACCACCTGTTGAATTTCCTATAGTAAATGTATTACCAGTTTGTGAAATATTACCCGCAACTTCTAATTTATTTGATGGATTTGAAATACCAATACCAATATTACCAGATGAATTTAATATAAATCTTGGTATCGAATTAGATGTATTCCCGCCAGTATTCATAACAATTGCCGCACTATTCGAAGAAGCCTCTAAAACATAATTTGACGTATAATAGCCGCCGGCTCCACTATTGTAATAAGTTAATCGAGCATAACCACCCAAATTATTTATTTGTAATATTCCCTGACCGACTGTACCTGTATTTGTAAGAGTAATTAAACTATTTGCCGAATTGGCTGTTATTGCTAATAATCCCGTCATAGTTCCACCAGATTTTAATAAATAATTCCCTACAGTTGTTGAAAGTTCGGTCCCATTATAAATAATTGAAGGTGTTGTTATTGATGTAGTCGCATTAATTGAAGGTAATGTTAATAAACCTGCATTATTTAAAGTCGCCGTATTTGTAGCACCAGAATAAAATTTATATGAAGCAGTAGCCGGGGCACAATGCCAGAAAACATCGGTGTTAATTCCAACTGAATAAGGGTAACCATTTGTTCCAATTCCTGTATTTAAAATAATCCTATCTCCATTAAATCCATTAGGATATGGTCCAGGGTCCGCATATAAACCGGTATTCAATGTTAATGGACCCGTTAAAGTCCCACCAGACTTTAATAAATAATAATTTAAACTTGTTGATAATTCTTGAGCATTATAAATAATTGAATTGGTCCTTAATGCTGCATTGTGTATATATACATCACCGGCAACTGAAAACCGGTATAACGGGTATGCACTTGGGTTAATATTAATACCTACACATGAGGAAGCATTAATCGAAAATGCAGGAATAGAAGAAGAAGTTTGTCCGGGGACATTAAATATATGAGCACTAGGCGTATTATAAATCATATTATTATTATGATAGCCGCTCACAATACCGCCCAAACCAACATAAGCAGCTGAATTATTTGCAATATTACTAAAATTAACTAATGTATAACCACTTGAGGAATTATTATTAATTTGCATAGCATTATTAGAAGTATTAGTAACGGTTATTCTAGAAGTTGTAATATTAGGAATGGTTTGAACAGTTGCAATATTAGAATTAATAAAACCTTGGTATGAGACTAAATTAGATAACGATCTGTTAATATTATTAATAGTTTCAATATTTGACTGAATAACTATGTTGCTGTTTAAAATGGTAGTTTTTTCAGCTGATGTTAAATGAATATTAGACATAAGAAGATTAGAAGCAATATTTTCTTCTCTTGTAGTTTGTAAATATCCAGTTAAAGCACCACCTAAACCGATGGCTACACCTCCTATAACTCCTAACGCTAATGACCTATTATATGCTAAATTCGCGCTATTCTGAAAATTTGCCAATACTTCTATATATCTCATACCAGCGGTTGATAAAGTTGGTGAATTCGCAACTGCTTGAAGACTTTGAAAATTTGTAGCTGTGCTCGCGCCAGCAATGAATATATCTGTTCGTAGAGTGTTTTCTTGTAACATTTGATCGATAAGCGTTATTTGTTCTTGTAAATATACAGCTCCAGCTTCTAATGCTGTAATTTGTAAATCAGCCGATACACCGTCTGCTTTTAATTGCAATATTTCGCTTTCAACATCATAATATCCTTCAGGAAAAAGAGGTTGCAACCCATTATAATTATGATATACTTTTAATTTACCAGTAAAATCAATTATAGTCCCTGATTTTGTAGGATCGTTAGGATAAGAAGAAGTATTTTTAAATTGAATTTGACCAAAAGATGTATTGTTTTGAATATTTAAATTAGATGTTGAATAATAAATAACTTCATCTAATTTTTTAGTCGGTGTAACATAAATATTCGAAGTATATAATTTATTACTAATCAAATTGTTTAATTGTTCATCAACATAATCCTGAAGAGGATATATATTTTCTCCATCGATATAATTAAAATCGACTGGGTCTAAATTCATCTTTAATAATAATAATGATAAAAAAAAATATATATAAAGAATAAAATGAATATTGAAGAAATTTTTAAATGTAAGGATTTATCCAAATCTTCGATTGATAGTTATAAAGCCAAGTTAAAAAAATTAAATAATAATAATGTTGTTAAAAATTTAAACTTCTTAAATAATGTTGACAATATTAAAAACATTATCAAAGACTATAAGCC